GGCCCTGGCTTTGGTCTGAACCGGCCCTGGCTTCTTGATGGCATTGTATTTTTCGTGGGTCATCGCCGATTCGACCGCGATCCACACATCGCGCAATGCGCGCGCATACCCGCAACGATCGTCACGGGTCGAGTTGTCGCTTGGCTCGAGCGCGGCGTTGCTCATCTGGTTGACGAGTTCACCTAATTTGTTATGAAATTCACGGAACCCACTGTGTTCGCGTAAACTTCCAATCGCTTCTATGGCGTCGTTACCAAAGTTCAACGACAAATCACAACCCCTTGAGCACCCTGCTGCGCGAGGTCAGGCCGTAGCGGCGAGGACCCGAGGGGGCACTAATGTCGCCGCCCATCCCCATCGCGTCCATCAGCCCGCCCATAGAGGCGCCTTTGCCATAGTGGTTGAACGAGTGCATCATCGGGTCGCCGCCGGTGTGGGCGTTCAAGCCGGCGCCCTGACGGCCAACGACAGTGCCGTGATCGACCGACATGCCGGGCTTACCGCCGATATGGATGTCCTTTACAGCCATCGCACTCTCCTCAAGACCCAGTTCCCGGCGTCAAACCCCACCGACGTAAATCGTCGTGGTCGGGCAATCCATCGGGTTAAGACTATCGTTAACTTTGAGCGGCCCCTTCGGATATGACCTGGAACTACCTGTAGGACCAGACATATTCCCGCCCGAGCCGCCGCCTTTGATCATCTCCAACGAGCCTGACGACACTGTCTTGCCGGTGACCCCGGCGATGCTGGAACCCTTGGTGTAGCTATCCGCCATAGGTCGGTACTCCATTGAGGTTTGACATGGGCCGGTAATAATTCAGCGCCTCTATATCAGAGAAACCGGGGAAACGCGAGGGTTCCGCCAAAGGCGGCGCCTGGGTATCGCCGAACGACCACGATGCGGTCGGTATTCCCTGCGGCTGTATGTCCTCCATCGCGGCGGCGTATGGGTTGTACTGAACCGGGACGTATTGCGGCGGCCGGTTGTAGGGGTCGTCGTCAACCTCGACGAACCGAAAACCCGACGGTTCCGCCTGCGATTGCGGTCCAATCGGTATGTTGTGACGATATCTCAGGTCGATATTAGGAGGCTGCGGCTTACCCGACATGGTGTCCCTGGACCACCCGCCCTGCAGCTCGACGCCGGGGATCGACCAATCCTGCGGTTCCGGCGGCGGCACGTCGGGCGGCTTCATCCTGTGGGTGGCGATGTCGAACCGGTCCTGCTCGGTAATGGGGTCGGGCAAGGTTGTGTTGAATGGCTGACCGGCATACGCCTGATCGCCCACCGCCAACGCCCCGCCGCCGACAGCCAGCCCGGTAGTGCCTTTATTGACATAATCGAACACGGTCTGGGCGGTGGCTTTGTCGGGCGACCGGAACATGATCTCGCCGCGCGGATCTATTATCGACCACTGGTCTTTTTTGGTGAATGCCGGCATCAGCCGATAACCGCCGGCTATCGGGTAAGTCAGCGCATTGGTATTGGTCGATTCCAACGGCTTAAGGACTGTTCCTTCAGGTAAAGCCTGAGGTTCGCCAGGGCGCGGCGGCGGTCCCGGCTGTGATCCAGGTTGGCTCATGGTGTGCGCCGGCACGTCGCCGAACGGCGCCATCTCGGCGCCTCTCGGGCCGATATCGAGCGCATAACCCCGTGGTTCCGCTATGGCGGACCGCGCGTCGCCCTGCGCCGCCTCGTAAGTGCGGGGGCGAGACAGGGGGATAACGTTGGGGCCGGCGCCTTTAACCGACAGCCCGCCGCCGGATAATGCCAGCGCCGCCTCGCCGGGATGTTGGTTGTAATACTCCAGCCCCCGGCGAGCCACCTCGCCCGTGACTACGTCACGGGCGTAATCCCGCACCCCTTGGGAAACATCGGTCAAAGGCGCGATGTCGGTCGGCGCCATCGACCGGCCAGAATCCCACGGGTCGAAAGGCGCCGTCGGTAACGCTTGCGTAGTTTTTACGTCGGCGATTTTAGTAAACCCTTGCGGCGCCACGGGGTCGATCCCAGGCCGATAACGGCTGCTCTCGCCGCGAGTATCGCTGAACCCCGGCGGGATTTCCGGCGGGCGGTCGCTGATGACCGGGTTCGACGGGCTGCTCTGTATGCCGTATTCCGGTGTCGTAAACGGATTGGTATATGGACTTATAGGATAAGCGAATTTCTTCGGCTGGCCTGCCGCCCACGGCCCACGTTGGATATCGGACGGGCTAATCCCGACAGGCGGCGCATCGTCGGCGCGGGTGACGATATCACCCTTACTTAAATCAGGTTCCGCCTTATAACGCTCCGGAATATCTTCCTCGCCGGGTTTACGAAACGGCAGAATCAGATCCACCTCCGGGTCTGTCTTCTCAAAATATTTTTGCAGCCCCTCATGGCCGTGTAATTTTAGATTGGTCGGCCCCGGCTTGAACGACCAGCCATCCGGCGTCTTCGTCCAGCTGCCGCCCTCGTTGCCCTCGATTCCGTGATAATTAGACTGGTCCGAGAAACTGGGGTGGTTGGGTTTTTTAAACGTATCGGGAAAATGCCCATTTTTTGTTTGGCCCACACCGGCGTCGAAGGCGCCGCGCATGTCGTAGTCGTAGGTACTGCGCTGCTGCGGCGGTAAAGTCTTCAGCCATTTTTGATAGTCTTTTTCCTGCTTGGGCGTGAGTACGGTATTGAACTGATCGCTGTAATCGAGCGGGTCTTTATCCCTAGACCCGATTGGCCGAAAAAGCGGGCTGGGAGGGTTACGAGGCACTTCCGTCTCGCCATAGCTCGGCTGGAACTGGATCGACCGCTCGACCGGGGTCATCCCTTGTAATTCGTGGGCGAAGATATCGCTCTCGGCCTGCGCGCTACCGCCGGGCTGGCCGGGAAAGCCGGTGGCGTACTCGGGGCGCGAATCAGGGTAATAACGACGCAGGTTCTCCGTCGGGACACCGCGATAATCCGGCGTCGCCGGCTCCTGCAGATAATCCAGCTCGACCCGGCGCAGGTTGGGATTACGTGCCCACGGGTCGTGCTCGACCGGGATCAGGCGCGGCGGCATTTATTGCGGCACGACGCGCAGGTATTTACCCGTCCTCCCGGGGCGGGTGTCCTGCACATAATGATTCCCGTCGGGCGCCAGCCGCGCCCCGGGCACCGGCGGCGCCGGAACTTCAGCCTGACCGGGGGCGCCTCCGCCCGGTGGAGTGGGTCCAGAAGGCGCTGCGGAGGGCGCTGAGGGGCCTGAACCGGTTTGGGGGCTACCGGACGGCCCGCCGGCCTTCTGGGCCAGCTGACCCGCCTGCGCGGCCAGCAGGGCCATCTTCTGCTGCTCCTGCTCCTTCTCCTTGTGCGCTATGGTCTGGTCGTCGGGCACCACGTCGTCCGGCATGCCGAGATTAGAAGCAATAGCGCGAAGAACCTTGGCACGACCGGGGACTCCGAGGATCTGCGCGTCGATGGGGTTGGCGGTGACCTGGAGGAACTGAATTTGTTTCTGGCGTTCGGTTTCTTTCTGGACAGCTACATTCACGCCGTTGACGACGATCTCCTCCTGACCCGAGAGCAGGCCCGAATCGTCGGTCAGCATCAGCATGTCGTATAACTGGGTAAGACAAGGCTCCATGACATCTATATCAATATTAGATGCTACAGTTTGCAGTATCTTTGCCGCGTTATTCATCAACATGCTGAGGCCGCTGGCCGTCCGGCCCGCACCACCACTTAACGATTCCCCTGTGGTATAACGGGGTATCGCCGAAATATCATCTGCAATGTTACTGATTTCACGATAGATCGTGAGCAATTCCTGGGAATTACTCTGCGGCTGGAAGAAGCTGATGGGTTCCTTGGAATTGTTTCCAAGGGGGTCGTCGGTGACGTGCCACCTCTTCCAGGGATAAAGTTGATCCGTATTCTCCGTAGGAGCAAGGCGGTCATCATTGATGACCACCTGCGGGCCGCTGGAGATCGCCAGATTATTGACCATCGATCTGAGGGCGGCGTTGGCGACCTCCTGCATATCCTCCAGGATGTCGGGGAGACCGTGACCGGCCACGGTGCCCGCGACCTTCTCGAAACTGGTCAGGAAGTACGGATGGCGCTGGCGCGGGCTGGGATTGAGCTGGGTCTTCAACACGTGACGCCCGACGACCCAGGTCTGGACGTTGAAATCGCGGTCGGGGTCGGTGATCAGGTCCTTGGACACGCCCTGGTCCATCAACAGCTGGCCCTGGACGTTACCGTGGTACTCGATGGCGTCGATCAGGTTGGAGCGGTTGGTGTTGGGGTCCTCCCTGCCGGCGGTTATGGCGGTCTCCGAATCGGGCGCGTCCAGCCAGTCGCGCAGGCCGTTTGCATAGTCCTGCAAAGCGCCGCGCACGGCGGCCTGGTCATATCCTGGGAGATCCAGGAGATCGTTCAGGTCGGTGCGGGTCAGCTTTCGCCTTTCGACGACTTCGCACTGGTCGAACCGGGTGGCGCCAGGGGTCCAGTAAAGATTGAACGGGTCTATCCGCTCCCAGAACATCTGCGGGATCTGCTCGATAGTGGGCTTTCCCTGACTCCATTGGAGCCGGGGGACCATCTTGACGACGGGACCCTTGAGGACCGCGAAGGGAAACTGCGGCAGATCCGCGAGGAACTCCGCTAACGCGTCGTAAAAGTGGCCGGCGCGCAGGGTATCTTCTACGCGATTAGTAGCTTCTTCGGCTTGTCTCATAGCCTGCCGGCGGGCGGCCTGCTGGGCCTGATACATCATGTCGAACAGGCGCTGGTGTGTCTCCTCTGGAGACACTGGAGTACCCTGCATCTGGGCAGCTTGCTGCTCCTGCTGCACAAGCCGCATCACCGACATGGTGATCTCCTCGGGTATCGGCGGATCGGGCTGGGCCGAGATAACCCAAGGGGTTTGCGCCCCCAAATACACGTCCCGCAATAACGAGTTCGCTCCGCGACATTTGACCGCGACTAGCCGTGAATACACTTCGGAACCGCCAAACCGCCGGATTTCGGCTATCTTGGAGGGGTCGTATTTCCCTTCGAACATGCGCTGGGCACGCAGAAGTCTCTCGTTGAGAGAGTTCGTGCCAGTGTTCCTGTGATTGCGAAACATCTCCCAGCGGGATCGCACATAGTGCGACAGGTCCGGCGGCAGAGTGGGGCGGTTGGCCTGCGATAATATCGACAGCCGCTGCTGTTCCTCGTCGTCGAGCTGGGCCGGGCTTACTACCCGTAGTAAACCGCCGCCGGGGCGGCTGGCCATGCTGACCGATGGCGTCGACGACGAGACGCCGGGCAATGCCTGTGGCATTGCCCGTTATTTCTTCTTGTCGTCTGCTTTCGGTGCAGACGCAGAAGGCGCATGCCGCGATTCAGGCGCATGCGCCTGAATCGCGGCGGTAGCGGATGAACCGCCCGCCGCCGGTATCGACACGGCATTGCTGGGAGGAGCGGCAGTGGAACCCAGGGGGTTGGTCGCGGTCACGACGCAGGTAATACTAGTGCCGGCATCCGCGTCGCTGACGGCGTAATCGGCGCCAGCGCCGCCGGCACCCGACCACGCGTAAGCGTAGGAAGCGGGCACACCTTCCCAGTTACCCATAGTGCAGTGGAGGACGCCGCCGACCACAGCGTCGCCACTGACGTTGGGAATATCCTTATTGACCGGCGCGGCGGGACGGGCGCCTTCCCACGCCACCAGGGTTTCACCCTCGGCTTTCTCGCGCATCGGCAGGGAAGCCGTTTCCAGCTGGACGTTGGCGTTATCCGGGTTTTCCCGGAACCACGTGGCGTGGGCGTCGATGAGCCAGTTGTGGTAATGGGTCAGCGACGCGGGGTCGGCGGCGACCCCGACGACGGGCGGCGGCAGGGCGACCAGCCAGTCGAAAAACCCATCCGCGGCGGGTGCGGTTCGTCCCACGGGGACGAACCCCAGAATGCTATCCAGATCGACAACGCTGCCTTCGCCTGCTTTTGGTGTCGTCATGATCGATCTCCCGATGTATCGCTCCGAGTCGCCGGCAAATGCTATACTCATGCAGGTTTATAGCGGAGAACACGGTGGGCGACGACTTCTTTCTCGACCCCAACCCCCTGCTCGACGACGCGCTGGTGATGAGGTTGACCTACGACATGGCGGCCGGGATACACGAGCCGGCCGAGATCGCGGTTCGTTACGGGTTCCCCGACAAGGCCGGGTTACGCGCGTATTTGCGCAACCACCCGCAGATCATCGCAAATATACGTAAAGCCAAGGCATTGATGGAAAGCGAGGAGGGCAGCGAGACTCGAGCGCGCTTAAAAGCCATGCAAGCAACCGAAGGGTTGATTGCATCGACCGCGAACATGGCGATAGACCCAAGAATACCACCTCAGCAGCGGATAGATGCGTTTAAACAACTCTCGCGAGTGGGTGGGTTGGACGGATCGGCGGCCGCGCAGGCTGCGAAGGGTGCCGGCGGGCCGGCATTCACGCTGAATATATTATTTCGTGAAAAACCGGCGGAGAACCTGTCTCTTGTCGACGTGACGCCGAACAAACCAGCTGTTATTATGAATAGTAAACTCGACGATGACGACGACGTGGAATATGACGAGGACGTGTAAAAATGAAAGGTCCAATAGCAGTCGTCTGCCCCGATTGTGGTGTAACACGACAATTGTGGCCGTTCGAAGTTAAAAAACAAAAAGGGCCGTGGTGCAAACACTGCGGCAATAGCCGGCGCTCGAAAGTGCAAATGACGACACACGGAGGATGTGCTCATCCCCTGTATGGCACATGGAAAAATATCCAACGCCGGATTTCCGACAGGCGGTTTAAAGCGCATTTCGGCCTCGACATGGACCCAGCCTGGAAAGACGTGTGGGTGTTTATCAAGTGGGCCGAGGCTAACGGTTGGAAACCTGATCTTAGCATCGAACGAAAAGATAACAGTCGTGGATATTGGCCAGATAATTGCTGCTTTATCCCATTTGGCGATCAAGCACGACACACCAGCCGCAACCGTATAACCTGGGAAATTGCAGAAGAAGTAAAGACCCTGGTAGCGGCCGGCGAAATTAAATTTCGTGCCGCAAAAGTTATCTCTGCGAAATATAACATACCTATACGTACAGTATCGGCTGTCGCATACGGAGAAAATTGGAAATAATCATATGGATTATATACCACCGCCTACAGTCGAAAAGTTCATGCATGATAAATCGCGTATCCGCATTATTATCGGTCCTTTAGGTAGCGGAAAAACGATGGGATGCGTGATGACTTTAATGCGTTGGGCATGTACTCAAGCGCCACATAACGGTATACGATACACCCGCTTTGCTTTAATCCGTAATACATTACAGCAATTGCGTCAAACAGTTCTAGCAGATACTATGTCGTACCTGCAAGGTATGGCGCATTACTACACAACGGATTCGACGATACAATTTCGATTGACACTGCCGGACGGCACGCGGGTACACAGCGACTGGATGTTGCTGCCCCTCGACAGCAAAGAAGACGTTAGGCGCCTGCTCAGTCTGCAGCTCACGGCCGCGTGGATAAACGAGGTTCGCGAAGTACCGTTCGATATAATACGGCCGTTGTTAGGAAGATGTGGACGATATCCAAGTAAGGCGTTGGGCGGAGCAAGTCAACGCGGAATAATCGGGGATTCCAATCCTTGGGATTCTGATTCACCCTACCATGATCGCATGGTTTTAAATCCGCATCCCTCATGGAAACTGTTCCATCAGCCGTCAGGACTAAGCGCAGACGCCGAGAACGTAGAGAATTTACCCGACGGGTATTACGAAGAACTGATGAGCGACAAGGACCCCGACTGGTGCTCGGTCCACGTCGAGGCGCAGTGGGGGATTTCCAACGCGGGGCAGGCCGTCTTCAGGCGGACCTTCCACGCGCCGACTCATGTGAAAGACATGGGAGTTACAGTTAACCCCTTAAGGCCGGTCATGGTCGGGATGGATTTTGGCCGAACACCGTGTGCCGTCATAGGACAGCATGATAATTATGGCCGCGCCATAATCATGAAGGAGATAATTACCGAGTCGATGGGATTGATCCAGATGGTCGAGGAACATCTGAAGCCGGTTTTACTGGGGGCACCCTATGCCGGGCGCAGGGTCTTCATTGTAGGAGACCCTGCGGGCGCCCAGCGGTCGCAGCTTAGCGAGGAAACTAATTTCGACGTTTTGCACGAACAGGGTTTTCTGGCCTATCCGGCGTCGACGAATCAGATCGAGCCAAGGTTATTAGCAGTCGACAGACTTCTTCGGCAGACCTTGATGGGCGAACCAGCCCTGCAAATCAGCAGGGCAGGCTGCCCAGTGCTCATATCCGCACTGGGTAATAAATACCGCTATCGCCGCAAGCGCGACGGGCAAATGGAAGACATTCCCGAGAAGCTCCACCCGTGGAGCGACGTGGTCGACGCATTACAGTATTTCTGCCTGGGCACCAGCATGAACCTGACCGGCCGCGTAGTCGCCCGCGACAGAAGGTACTCGAGCCGGCCCAGAAACGAGGGGGTTGTCTCGGCGGCGGGCTGGACCTGATGCCGGTGTTAGGGCGGCACTAATTATCTCACTACTGGGAATAACCCAACGCTTCGACCTCACGACGGGAATACCCCCGTCGTAGACGATCGTCAGATCGCCGTGACGATGGCGGCGTAATACCAGATCCACCGTAGGCACGGAAACACCCACCGATCTCGCGACCTCGGGGCGGGTCGGGAACGGCTGGCGACTTTCCCACAAGCGCACCATGAGTGCGAGCACTCTGGCGCTGGCGTCGGGCGGCCGCTGCGACCAGCTCTTTTTACGGAGATAGACAACAAGATTAACGACCGTCTGTTTCTCTAGGGCAGGCAAGCTCATAAGTCATACCATCGGTAGCCAGTCTATCGAGCGAACAATCTATACATGGTGTTAGTTCGCCATACCACAACAATATGACGGTAGTCTGTACGATTTCAGACAAAAATAATTCAGTTCCAGTGGCACAGTGAAACCTGGAATGTAGCCCACCCAGATCAGTGGCACAGTGAAACCTTGAATGTAGCCCACCCAGATCAGTGGCGCAGTGAAACCTGGAATGTAGTGTAAATAGTATTTCGATTTTTGTTATTCTCGTTTGGGGGGTTGGGGGGCGCGTGCCTGGCCCCCAGGGCCTGGCCACTTCCCCCCGGGGGTCGGCGCGGCCAGCCGCACAGGCTCGGCCATCTGTGATCCGGTTTACTACCGTAGTAAAACGCTAACCCATTGATTTCATTGGGCTTACTACCTGTAGTAAACTCATGATAGAGTATTTTAGACAATCGCTCAGATATGAGGCGCTATTGCCTCGTTTGCCCGAAAGGCACCAAGTACCATGAAGACACGTGCATCG